TACTGGTTTTGCTTTGGGAATATTTGTTTCGTTAATAAGTATATCGGTTATCTGTTTTTTAACCTCTTGTTTGACAACTTCTTTTATTAACGATACTAATTTATTCGATTTCATTTTTACTCCTAATCTGTTACAATATCAGTTCTTATAAATTCTCTTTTTGCAAATTTGTTGATAACTTTTAAATAGTCATTTAGTGCTAAAGTAAAACTAATTGGGTCTGTTGCAATAGTTGGTGTTGCATCTGCTAACCCTTTTTGAGCTTTTCTATATTCGTCTTGTAATTTTTCATATTCATCAAACTTAACGGTTTCTCTAAGTTTTCCTGTTGCACTTTCTAAAAATCCTAAATAGTCAATTTTCACATCTTTTAATTTCTTTTTTAAAGCTTTTAATTCTTCGTATTCTTTTTGAGCAGTAGAAGGAAGTTCTCTTATTGCTTTAATACATTCATTAATTTCATCTTGAACCAATTGTATAGGGCCACTTCTTAAATTATCTAATAGTGCTTTTGTTTTTCCGGTGAATATCAATCCATCTTTATTGTTGTGTTTTATTTCAACTTGTTTACCAACAACTTCATTGAGTTCCCCTGATTGTTGTGTTAAAACTTCTTTAGCGTTTAAAACAATATAATCAGCGTCTAATACAATTACTGAACCTTTAGTATAAATATCACTTAATTCTGGATTTGGATTTTTTATTCTATGACTTCCACCTCTACCTTGAACATATATTGAAGCTTCATCTTTTTCTAAATTATGTTTTACTGGTTCATTTATATCAAGTCCTTCGGTGTTGTGTCCGGCTACTATTTGAACACTTGGTGTTAAATCATTTTCACCAATCTTTATGGAACTTGCGTATCTACCAGTTAAAACTAAATCACCTTTATTAGCTTCTATGTTTCGTTGGTATATTAAATCTTCATCTGTTGTTTGTATTGAAAAGTCTATATCATTTATACCACTCAATCCAGTTTTAATGTTATTGTTTGGATTGTTTTTAATATTAATAATATTAGTATAGTATGTTTGTCCAAAATAATTTACACAAACAACATTTTCACCAATAACAGGATATCTTTTGATTTGTGGGTCTAATGGTAATATATGAATACCATCACCTAAAATTTGTTGGTCTTTATTGTTAATCCAACTTCCTTTTATAGCCCCGTAATACTTATAGTCTGGTGTTCCATTAGATTTTTTTGGAAGTTTGTTTTTATCTAGTAAAACTTCTTTTACTTCTACTGGTTCAAGTTCGTAAAAATCATATTCTCTTGAATCTATTATTTTGTGAATATCAGAATGGATTCTTTGAACTTGTGAATTACCAAAACTTGTTATGTTTGATGATTTGGTTTTTCTTCTTTCGGCCATTTTATTGTTTT